GCCGACGCCTCGCGCGCGGGTGCGCGCGCTCGGCAGGAAGCTTACCGGCGACAGTCGGAAAAACTCGTTGAACTCTTGAAGGCTGCCTGATGTCGCGGAAAGAACGTCTCTCAAACCGGCAGATCGCGACCTTGAAGCACCTCGCGGTCTGCTGCGCCAATGGCGGTCAGGTCACCCTGACTCGCGATCAACGCGAGGCGATGGTACCGCTATGGCGACGCGAACTGATTGAGATTTGGAATCGCCAGATGCCAGGCGAGCGCACACGCGGGCCATTCTTCCGGCCAACCGAGATCGGTTGGCTTCTGATCCGATCCATCGTCGAGGCTTCGCAACGTCTTGCGGAGGCCGCGTGACCACCTTCTTGATCACCGTGGCTTTAACGACGCCACTCTCGCTTCTGGCGGTCGCGCTGTTCTGGAATCCGCGTCCCTATTCAAAGCTTCCTCCCGCGACCCGGGAGCATCACCGGCCGCTCTGAACTGACGGCTGTCTCGCGTTCGTATCCGTAGCGTTTTTGCGTATCCCGATCTTCATTATTACCGCGTCGTCGAACGGACCCTTCCGAGCGAGTGATACAGCTATGTCAAATGATCGTCCTGAAGATCTTTTTGAGAGCGATGGTGACCTCAAATGATCATCGCCAAGATCCTCCTCGTCATCGCATCCGTGTTCGCCGCGCTTAGTCTTTGTTGCGCGGTGACCATCGGCCGGCGCGCGCCCCCGCAGTCCGGCCACTTCGGTGGCCCCTCGCCGGGAGCGAAACGGGCCAGCTCCGCGCCGGCCGATCCTTATTCCGAACCGTTCGGCGACGCGCCGGAGCCATGCGGCTTCGCCCGTTCCTCAACCGGCTTCACTACCGAGCAGCTGTGCCAGGTGGCGCCGCCGGTTGTGACGGCCGATCCGCTGCGGCGGTCATTCGCAAAACCATCCGGTCCTGCCCTCCGGCCGGACGCGGGTAGCGGCGGACCTTTCCCCTCGGGGCGAGCCGCTGCCCGCAACCCCTTTAGATCATGGCGGGGGAGGGCGTCATGACGATCTTCCGCTTCTTCAAACGCATCGCCGATTCGCGGCCGCCTGATTTCATCATCGGCGGCGCCGAGCAGCCCTACATGCTTCGCTGGTGGATTATCCCGCGCAACCGTTTTCTCAACGTCTATCTGCATCATTTCCTGCGCTCCGATGATGATCGCGCCTTGCACGATCATCCGTGGCTGAATTGCTCGATCCTGCTCGACGGCAAATATACCGAGCACACGATCGCAGCCGGCGGCGTCCATCGAAAAAAGGAATATGCAGCCGGCGCGTTCAAGTTTCGCGGCGCGTTCTACGCGCATCGCATCGAGCTTACCGATGGTCCGTGCTGGTCGCTGTTCATCACCGGGCCAAATATTCGCGAGTGGGGATTCCACTGCCCCGCTGGCTGGCGCCCATGGAAGCAATTTGTCGACGACCGAGACAACGGCAAAATCGGCCGGGGATGCGAATGATCATGAGGTCGTTATCCGAAACCCTCATCGACCTGATCGGCTTTGCCGAGGACGTCATCACGAAGCCGTCGAAGCATTATGGCCCCTACGTCGATCCGCGCTTCGCCGTGCTGGCCGTCGAGATCCGCCACGCCGACTCGATGCCGGCGGAAGGTAAGCGCACCACGCGCGCGGGGCTCGTGGTGGTGATCTACCTCGAGGAGTTCTTTGCCAGCGATCGCGAGCCCACCTCGCATTTCCTCGGAAAGGTCGGCAACGACCTGCCCTGGCTGCGCGGCGAGGCCTGGCAGGCGCGCCGCAACGAGAAAGAGGCGAGGGGGTCGTCATGAGCGAACGGCGGAATCCGGTCATTACCCAGGACGTTGCTCGCAAAATCGAAACGTTAGTCGAGACGATGGAGAAACCGACCGCTGGAAAGATCGCGCGGCGACTCGGCCTGAAGCAGGGGACGGTCTATTGGTTTTTGCTTTCGCGGAACCTCGTCAATAAGCCCCCGCCGCGATACAGCCAGAAGGTCTACGTCCGCAACGGGCAGACTATCTATCCTTATTCTCGCGAGTGCGACGCGCGGTTGATCGAACTCCGAACGCAGCGGAAGTCGCGGCGTGAAATTGCCGCGGCTCTCACCGCCGAATTTGGCATCCCTCGGACGGCGCACAGCATCGAGACAAGGCTCGTCATCCTCACGGCGACCGAAGACGAGAGCGAGGCAGTATGAGCCTCACCCAGCAGCAATTATCGCAACGCTCGATCCTTCAGATATCGCTGGCCGAAACCTCCGAGTGCTGCGGCAAGTTGAAATGGGACGAACGCGGCACCGCAACCGCCCGGGTATGCGATGACTGCCCGCTGCTGATCGCGGCGCGCCGCCTGGACATCCGAGACGCGGCGAGGGCCGAGTGATGGCCGACAACTCCTCGATCGAATGGACCGACGCCACCTGGAATCCGATCCGGGCCCGCAACATCAAGACCGGCAAGATCGGCTGGCATTGCGAGCATGCCACCACCGGCTGCGAGTTTTGTTACGCCGAAGGATTCAATAAGCGCCTGGGCACCGGGCTGCCGTTCAAGCCGGGGCATCGCAACGATATCGAGTTGTTCCTCGACGAGAAGATGCTGCGGCAACCGCTGCGCTGGAAAAAGCCACGCACGATTTTTGTCGGCTCGATGACGGACCTGTTTGCAGATTTTGTCAGCGACGCATGGCTGTACGAAATATTCGCGGTGATGGGCGCCTGCGATCGCGACGGGATCGGTCACACGTTCCAGATACTGACAAAGCGCGCCGACCGGATGCAGCGATGGGTCAGCGAGCATGGTTGTAGGGCCTGGAATAGCTGCCGTCTCGCGACTGAGGCATGGCCGGCGCGAAACGTCTGGCTCGGCGTCTCGACCGAACGCCAGCAGGAAGCCGATGAGCGGATTCGGAGTTTACTTGATACGCCGGCGGCGGTCCGGTTCATTTCGGCCGAGCCATTGCTCGGGCCCATTGATCTGACCAAGCTTTGCATCCTCCCACAAAAGCCCGGCAGCGTCCGCGCCGGGATTCACCTAAATGCGCTAAAGGGCAACTATTGCGAAAGCGGGGTGCCTTATACCGGCGATTGGGATGTTAACGGCCCCTCGCCACCAGTTAGTGAGCGCCGCAAGCTCGATTGGGTGATCGTCGGCGGCGAGAGCGGCCCCGGCGCGCGGCCGATGAGCATTCAATGGGTGCGCGAGTTGCGCGATCAGTGCAGTGCCGCGGGCGTACCCTACTTTTTTAAACAGTGGGGCGAATGGCACCCCGCTGGAGTCGTGCCGGCCGGCACGCCTGGTCGCTTCGCTTTCGGTGATTACGAGCATGACCGGACCGAAATGGTGCAGGTCGACGCTTATCCCCGCCAGTTCACAAAGTTTGGTTCCCGGTCGACGTTACAGCGCGTCGGCAAGAAAGCCGCCGGCCGGCATCTCGACGGCGTTTTGCATAACGCGATGCCGGGGCGGCCATGACGCAGCTCCGCGCCATCAAGCCGATGAACTTCCCGGACCTCAAGCCGGCGGCTTTCGATGGCGTGAAACCATCGTTGAAATGGGTCGCCCCGACCGATCTGCTGGTCGACGCCACCTACCAGCGCGATCTGTCACGGCGCTCGATCGCGTTGATCCGCAAGATGATCGAGCAGTTTTCCTGGAATAGGTTGAAGCCGCCGATCGTCGTGCAAGCCGGGCCCGCATCGCTCCATATCGTCGACGGCCAGCATACCGCCATCGTCGCTGCGTCGCTGGGCATCCCTCAAATCCCGGTCTTCATCGTCCAGGCCGACGGCGTTGACGAACGTGCGCGCGCTTTCGTAGGTCACAACACTGACCGCGTTGTGGTTTCGCCGATGGATATCTATCGCGCGCTGCTGGCCTCTGGCGATCCGGATGCAGTAGACGTAGACAACGTGTGCCGGCGCGCCGGCGTCCGAATCCGCAACATCTCCCCGCAGTCGGTGATAGCCGAAGGCGATTGCGGCTGCATCGGCCTCATCAGATCTTTAGTGAAGCGGCGCGGCGTGATCCCCGCCCGTAAGGTGCTGCAGTGCCTGGCCAAGGCCAAGCGCGCGCCGATCAGCGCCGCCGAAATACAGGCAGCGGAGCGCATCATTTGCGTCGAGCTAAAAGACGTCGACCTCGAAGAGTTGACCGCGGCCATTCGAATCGAGGGAACAGACGGGCTCAACAAAGCACATGCCAAGGCTAAATCCGACGTGACGCCGATCTTTCGCGAGGTCGCGAACCGATGGCTGCGCAGGCTCGCGCGAAGCGGGGCGACATGACGCTCCGAGACGAATACGTCCAGATGCTCGAAACCGAGAACGAGGAGCTTCGCGAGAAAATTCGCGCCCTCGAGGAAACCATGGGCCTTCGCCTCGAGGCGCCGCTCGTTTTCCAGCTTACGGCATACGAGAGCAAAATGTTAGGCGCACTGTTCAAATGCGAGATGCTGACAAAGCAGCACGCGATGAACGCGCTCTACAGCGACCGCGTCGATCTGGAGCCCGACATCAAGATTGTCGACGTCTTTATCTCTAGGCTGCGCAAGAAGCTCAAACCCTTCGCCGTTGAAGTCGAAACCGTCTGGGGCCAAGGCTATCGAATGCCTGCGAGATCGAAGGCGGCAGTCGCGGCACTCCTCGACCAGGCGAGGGCGGCATGACCATGCTCGCCCATTACGATCGCGCCATGGCGGCTCTGGCGACAGCGCTGAAGTCGACGGCGGTCGACGTGGTCTTGAAAAGCCGGGACGAGCTCGACCACGTCAAGCTGCATGCCAAACAAGTGCGCGATCGGGCACTCCTGGCGGACGCGACCGAATTCCAGATGAGGGTCGAGCGCTGGCTCGGCGTCTTGCTGCAGCGGGCCAAGGAAGCCGGCCACCTGCGCGAGGGGCGCCCGGTCAAGGTGTCGGAAGGCGAGATCCCGCCGGCGTCGCTGAAGGACATCGGCGTCGACAAGAAACTGTCGATGCAGGCGCAGTCGGCCGCCAAACTCTCCGAAGATGATTTCACGGCTGCTATCACGGGCATGCGCTCGCGAATGGCATCAGGAAAGGCGATTGTCGTCGATCCGATGGGCGGTAGCAGCATGGAAAGCGGCCGCGCGATCATGGCATCGCGCCTTGAGCCGGATGACAGCCTCGATTATTTTCCGACGCCGCCCTGGGCCACGCGGGCGCTGATCGAGCGCGTGTTCCCGCAGATTGGACGGCGCGGCGATTGCCGTCGCCAGATCGCATGGGAGCCGGCATGCGGGGAGGGCCATATCGCCGAGGTGTTGCGCGAATATTTTGACGACGTAACCGCCAGCGACATTCACGACTACGGCTATAGCGACTTTACGGTCGATTTTCTGGAGTGCGAGCAGTTCAACCGGCGCGACCAGGATGCAGCCTGGATTATCACCAATCCTCCCTTTGGGGACAATTCCGAAAAATTCGTTCTGAGGGCGCTTGAGCTCGCACGGTCCGGCGCCGCGATGTTCGTGCGGCTGCAATGGTTGGAAACCGGCGGACGTTATGAGCGCGTCTTCAAGGACAATCCGCCGACGCTGATCGCGTTCTTCGCCGAGAGGGTCAATCTCTGCAAGGGGCGCTGGGACCCTGAGGGATCGACGGCAACGGCGTACATCTGGCTGCTTTGGGTCAAGGGCGCTTCACCGCGGGCGCCGTTCTGGATTCCTCCCGGCTGCCGGGAAACTCTTTCCAAGCCGGATGATGCCATTCGTTTCACGCAGCATCCCGTTGCCCGCCGCGCCGGCACCAAGGGAGTGGCCACATGAGCTCGCGCCCGATCTCAACCAAATGGGAGCTCGGCCGCGATCGCTATGGGCGCCGGGTCACCATGACGCGCGAAGGCCACGATTTCAAAATCGAGATCGAGCCGATTAACCAGCGCGACGAGGGCGAGCGGATCTGGAGCCTCTCGATGGACCTAATCCTCGCCGCCGGCGAGATCGCAAAGAAACAGCGATGACGCGCATCCCTAAAGCGAAGGCATGCCCCTTTTGCCGATCGACGGACGGCTTTGTCGAGCGCATGGATTTATCGTCATGGCAGTATGTCTGCAATGATTGTTATGCGCACGGCCCCAATGTTTGCGACGCCGATCTTGAGGAGGATCGAGCCCGTGTCCTCGCGACGCGCAGCTGGAACAGCCGCAAGCGCAAGGTGCCGGCATGACCCATCGCCATCGCGTCGCCAACCGCCGGGCCCACGAAACCATCGCCATCGAGCATGAGGGCCAGCGCTACAAGGTCGGCCTCGGCCGCGAGGTGGCCTGTATCGAGCATGGCATCCTCGGCTCGGTCGTCGAGGTGTTCCTCAACGCGCAGAAGGTCAATTCGCCGCTCGATGTATTGGCCAGCGACGGGGCGATCCTGATCTCGATGCTGCTGCAATATGGCTGCCCGCCGGCGGACATCGCCCGATCCATGAAGCGGAATCTCGACGGGTCTCCGGCGTCGCCGCTCGGCCGCGCGGCGGCGTTTCTGATCGAACAACCCCCACAAGGAGCATGACCATGCATATCGACGTTCCGCTCAACCGCCTAAAATTCGGCCAGGAAGACGGTGCCGGCATCAATGCCCGCGTCGCCGGCCGGCTCGACGGCATCGAGGCGCTGGCCGCGAATCTTCATGCCAACGGCCAGATCGAGGACCTGATCGTCAAAAAATTCGACGATCAGTTCTATTCGGTCAGCAACGGCAACCGGCGCCTGGCAGCGTTCCACATGATCTATGGCGCGGACTCGAGCCAGCCGATCGGCTGCACGCTGCATGAGATCGACGAGACCAAGGCATTCGAGTTTTCGCTGACGACGGCGATCACGGCGCGGCAGCTGCATCCGGTCGATCAATACGAGGCCTTCGCGCGGCTCGAGGAGCACGGCAAGACCCATGAGGAGATCGCGCGCCAGTACGGCATGACCGAGAAGGAAGTGCGCCAGGCGCTCGCGCTCGGGCGCCTTTCGCCGAAGATCCGCGACGCCTGGCGCGAGGGAACGATCAAGGCAGACATTGCCAAGGCGTTCACGCTCGGCCTCGATCACAAGACGCAGGACAAGGTCTACGGCAAGCTTTCGAAAGGCGGCACGATCTTCGAGAGCTATGTTAAGCGCGAACTCGGGGCCGAAGGCGTCGACGAGAAGGTAGCCCAACTGCTCGGCTATGTCGGCGCTGATGCCTACCGTGCGGCCGGCGGCATCGTCACTGAGGATTTGTTTGGCAACTCGCATATCATCAGCGACGAAACCTTGCTCAAGCAAATGGCACGGCGCGCGCTCGATGCCGAGTGCGAGCGTCTGAAAGCCGACGGTTGGGCCTGGGCCGAGATCGAGTCCGACCTGCCCCATGGCGCGCAATGGTGGCCGCGATCGCAGCCGAAAGAGATCCTCTATGAAGGCGATGAAGAAGAGCGCGCCATCAAACTGCGAGCCGAGATCGAAGTACTCGATGATGCTGAAGCAGTTTATTTACAGGACGACGAAGAAAAGCTGGAAAAGCTGCAGGCGGACCTCGAGGCGATCGACAATGCCGCCCGGGCCCGCAGCTTCGATGCCAAGAAAAAGAAACAAACCGGTTGCATCATCGACATCGAGGATGGCTCCCTTGTTATTCTCTACGGCGTCAAACGACCGGCAGAGGCGAAGTCGCCGGCGCCCGACGACTCCAGCGCTAAGCCGGCAAAGTCGACGAAGCCCGTGACGCCGGCTGACGCGGACGAAGAGGATATTTCCCAGGCGCTTACCCAACGTCTTTCGCTGCAGCTGACAAAAGCCGCGGCGACCGCAATCATCCAGGATGAGCAGTTGGCGCTCTCGATCCTGATCGCCGGCTTTGGCTGCTATGCCGATTGCGGCGTCAAGGTGTCAGTCAGCGGCATCGGCAGCCGCGACGGGCGTGGTCTCCTGGGCTCGGAAGACATGGAAAAGGCCCTGCCGCTCGCCCAGCGCCTCAAGCCGGCCGAACGCATCGCGCTGCTGACGCAGCTCGCGGCCAACGCGCTCGATTTCCAGGGCTCGTCGCTAGACGCCGCCGACAAGCGCGACGGGCCGATGTCGATCTGCAATGCAATCGACGCTAAAGCGTTCAACGCGGCGGCGCGCGGTGCCTTCGACGCCAAGGATTATTTTGCCGGCGTCAGCAAGATGCTCAACCTCAAAGCCATCGAGGAGGCGCTCGGTCCGGATCTGGCGCGTCAGCAAGCCAAGAACACAAAGCTCGACATCGTCGCGTTCGCGATCGCCAACGTGCCGTCGACCGGCTGGCTGCCGCTGCCGCTGCGCGCCAAGGGCTATGACGGCCCTCCGGTCGCGAAGGGGAAGGCGCTTCCCGCGGCAAAACCGGCCGATCGCAAGAAGGAGCCGGCGCGCAAGGCCGCTCCGGCAAAAAAGGCCGCAAAGAAAGCGACGGCGAAAAAGCGCAAGGCCAGCTGATAGCAATCAACCGGAATCCGCAGATGGCAGGGGAATCTCACGACGGCGTGGTGGCGTTTCGGCCGCTGACGCTTGGCCGTGAAGCGGTGATGCTTGGCCGCGTCACGGTCGGCGAGATCATGCCGACCGCCGGCGGCCGGCATCAGGCCTGTTTCCGGTTGCTCTTGCCCGAGGTCAGCGCGGCCGCCTGGCACCCTGCGAAGAACATCGCCGACGCCAGACGCCTGGCGCTCGTGAAAATCAATGACTGGCTCAATGCGGCCGGGCTGACGCCGATTGGCATCATGCCCGACGCGACCGGCGCGAACACGTGCTTGTCGCCGGCGCGGACAACCAATCTCGGGAGGACATGATGTCGCTTTACGAAATGAAGATCGACGTCGGGCTGACAACATGACGCCACTACTTACTTATCTGCTCGTCGGTTTTGTCCTTCACTGGATATCGCTGCAATTTTTCCACGCGCCTTGCGGCAAAGATTGGCGCTGGGAACTCGCCTCGATAGTCCTTTGGCCGGTCGCCCTCGTCGCCGGAATCTTGCTCGGAAACCGCAAGTGAAACCGCCCGGCACCACCACACTGGCGCGGATGCAGCACACCGCGATGCTCGAGGCCGAGCGGATCGAGATCAGCCAGGACCATTGGGTCCGGGAAGGCCGTCTGAAAGAGCCGGCGCCGCACATGGTCGAGACGCGCAACGATTATGCCGGCATCGTCCGCCTGATCGACCTGATCATGAGCGACCAGGTGCTGCTGCAGCGCCTGCAGGAGCGAATGGCGAAGGCCAGCGTGGCCCCGCCGGTGCCGATCGCAGTCGAAGATGACGTCTCGATCGACGCGAGGGCCGACGCTTGAGCCGCTTCACCCCGCAGGATCTCGACGACATCAAGGCGCGCAATTCACTGGCTGACGTTGCCGGCGGCTACGTCAAGCTGCGCCGCGCCGGCGGGTGCCTGGTCGGCCCATGCCCGATCTGCGGCGGCCGCGCAACCTCGCAGCGCTTTGAGATCCTCGACAATGGCGAAAGCTGGGTATGTGCGGTCTGCCCTGATGGCGGCGACGTCATTCGCCTGGTGCAGCTGGTCGACGGTTGCGATTTCTTAGGCGCGATCGAGCGGCTCGGCGGCCGCGCTACGCCCGATCCGGAGGCCGCAGGGAAGCTGTTCGATGAACGCGAGCGCAAGCGCCTGGCGCGCGAGAAAACCGCTGTGGGGTACCGCGAGGCCGAGCGCAAGCGGCTTTGGCACACCTGGGAGGCCGCGGTGAAGGATCTCGCCGGCACGCCGGTCGAGGCGTATCTCGCCGGCCGCGGGTTGCAGCTGCCGGCGCGGTGCCCGGGGATCCGCTATCTGCCGAGCGCGCCGTATTTCCATGGCGAAAGCGTCGACGAGCGCGGCCGCAAATCGCCGATCAAGATCCATTCGGGGCCGGCAATGCTGGCCGCCTTCATTCGCGCCGACGGGACGTTTGGCGGTTTGCACATGACATGGCTGGAAGATTATGGCGCGCGGCTTGAATTCGTCGGGGCCAAGCAGCAGACATTGCGGCTGTTCCGCAAGATCGAGCTGACGGACCCCGCGACCGGCGAGATCTTGAACGCGAAGAAGATGCGCGGATCGAAAACTGGAGCGCATATCGCGATCGTAAAATTGCCGACGCCGCGGCGCCTGGTGATCGGCGAGGGCATCGAGACGGTGCTCGCGGTATGGACCGCGCACCAGGCGGCGGGCCGGCCTATCTCCGACATGGCGTTCTGGGCCGCCGGCGACCTCGGCAATCTCGCCGGCCGCGCCACCAAAACCATCAACCATCCGACCCTGAAGCGGCCGAACGGCCGCGCGATGACGGTGCCCGATCGCTATCCCGATCCGGACGATCAAGGCCTGTCGATTCCCGACAGCGTCGAAGAGCTGATCCTGCTCGGCGACGGCGACAGCGAACAGCTATTGACCGAGTGCGCGATGGAGCGCGCGGCGCGGCGCTACGCGAAAGAGGGCCGGCGAATCCGGATCGCGTTCGCGCCGGCGGGGCGAGATTTCAATGACGTGCTGCGCGAGGAGGGGGCGGCGCCATGAGGGATCGTTTATCGCGGTGCGGCAGCACGCGGCAGCTTGGCAATCAGTTCGTCGAGTTCGGCCGCGCGCTCGGTGCAAAGCCCGAGCAATTCCAGATAGACACCATCGGGCACGTCACTCGATCCGTCAACCCATCTGCGGACGGTGCGGTCGGCCACGCCGAGATCGCGGGCGATTTCGGATTGCCAGCGGGGCCCATAAAGAGCCTCGCCGCAACGTTTGAGGAGGCGGCTGGACATCTAGCGGCGCCCATTTTTGATTTCGCTAGCGATAGTCTTGGCTCCGTGACCGATGAAGTACCAGCCGTTGGCGGTACTGTTGGGCATGCGGCCGTAATAATGGACCTCGTCCTCAGCTGTGATCCGATATGCGCAGCCCTGCGTCTCAGCGTGGTTACGGATGATCTTGCGGATTTCGATCTTGGTCATTTCGGGTCTCCTTGCCCAGGTTTGGCGGGGCTAATCCCCATCCAATGTCCTAAAGATAGGACATTTATTTCAATCCGTCCAATCACGAAATCTTACATATGACCGTCGGCGCAAATGCCATCCTGTCGATCGTCGATTCCGCGCCGGTGTTCGTCGACGTGGTCGAGGATCCTGCAGCTCGAGCGGAAGCCATCCGCAAGTTCGGCCTGGCCGAGCTCGACGCCGCGATCGCGCTGGTGCGCAGCTCCGAGGGCGATGGGCGGGGCGTGGTGCTGTCGGGCGCCGCGCAGCGCCTGGGCCAGCTCGTCGGCGCCGGCGCGCTGCATGAGGGCTTTGCCAAGGCCGCCCTCGAGGATGCCGCTAGTGCCTGCCAGCTGATCCGCGACGATGGCCTCAAGGCGGTGAAAGCGGCGATCGCAGCCGGCGTGAAGCTCGGCAAGAAACAGCCTCGCGATTTATCGGAGGTGCGCGGCGTGGCGCAAGCCACGCTTCGCGCACCTCACTCAGAGAGACGGCCGCGCGAAGCGGCCGACACTGATCCTTCCTCTCCCTCGGCCGACGTGGATGCTCCGGATTCTTCTGAGGGCTCGCCGTCGTCGTCTTTTTTTGCCGCCGCCCCCGCGCCCCCCGACGAAGGGGGCGAATCGGAGCAACCCTCCCAAACGGGAGCATTGTCGCCGGAAACTTCCGCTGCGGGGGGTGCAGGGGGGCGCCGCAAGCCGCCACGCGCTGTGGAAACCGAACGACGTCGCAACATGCGGCTCGCTTTTTTCCCGCTCACCGACCTCGGCAACGCTGAGCGCTTTCGCGAGCGCTATCTCGACAAGCTATTGTGGTGCCCGGCGCTGGGCTGGCTCGCCTGGGACGGCAAGCGCTGGAGCCGCGACGGCGCCGATGATCTGGTCAAGATCGCCGAGCACGACACGGTGCGGGCGATCCAGGACGAAGCCTACGAGGTTCGATCGAGCGGCATCAAGGGCACGGACACCGGCGCGCGCGACTTCGTCTTTGATGAGAAGAAGGGCCTGCTCTATTCCGACAAGATCGCGAGCTGGGGCAGATCCTCGGAAGCCCTCAACAAGCTCGGCGCATTGTCCAAGCGCGGCGCACCTTACTTCGCGATCGGCGTCGAAAAGCTCGATGCCGACAAGATGAAGGTCAACGTCAACAACGGCACGCTGGTCGTTGCGCGGAAAAGCGACGGCGAGGATTATGTCAGTTTCCGTAGCCATGATCCGGACGACCTAATCACCAAGCTCTCGCCGGTCGATTACGATCCGAAAGCCGTTTGCCCGGACTATGACAAGTTCATCGCCCGGGTACAGCCACAGGACGCGATGCGCGTGTTCCTGCATCAATGGCTCGGCCTGTCGCTGACCGGCGATGTCTCCGAACAAAAGCTGGCGTTTCTGTACGGCAAGGGCTCGAACGGCAAATCGGTGCTGGTCGACGCGGTCAGCTATGTCGCCGGCGACTACGGCGAGACGGTCCCGATCGAGACCTTCCTCGACCACGGCAAATCGCGCAACGCGGGACAAGCCACGCCGGATCTCGCGATCCTGCCCGGCGTGCGCATGCTGCGCACCTCGGAGCCGGAAAAGAATTCGCGGCTTGCTGAGGCCATGGTCAAGCTCGTCACCGGCGGCGAGCCGATCCAGGCGCGCCACCTCAATCGCGATTTCTTCAAGTTCTATCCGCAGTTCAAATTGACGATCTCCGGCAATTACCGCCCCACGATCTCCGGCGCCGATGAAGGCATCTGGCGACGCTTGAGGCTGGTGCCCTTCAACGTCTTCATTCCGAAGGAAGAGCGCGACATTCATCTGGCGGAAAAACTGCGCGCGGAGGCGAGCGGCATTCTCAACCGGCTGCTCGATGGCTTGCGACTGTGGTGCGACAAGGGATTGATCGAGCCGGACGCCGTGACGGCCGCGACCGCGCAATATCGCAGCGCGTCGGATCCGCTCGGGCGTTTTCTATCGGCATGTCTCGTCGAAAGCCCGAGCGATCGGGTGCAGTCGAGCGTGCTCTACCAGGTGTTTGAAGCCTGGTGCAAATCATCTGGCGAGACCGCGTGGAAACAAAAAGGCTTCTCGATGGCGATGGAAGAGCGCGGCTACATGCGCATGCAATCGAGCGTGATGTGGTTCCTCGATGTCAAGCTGACGCGCAGCGTGAACGACTTCGTCGACAGCAATGGAAACCCGATCCGGGTCGATCGGGACGAGGAAAAAGGAGCGAAGGATGCGGGCGATGTCGAGTTCTGATCCTCCCGACCCTCCCAAGAATGGGAGGATTGCGAAAAATTAAGCCATTGAATTCGTTGCGTTTGGGAGGGTTGGGACAATTGGGAGCGTTTTTCTATACCTACATGCGCGTGTGCGCGGGCGCGCACGGGACATCACCATGAAAAACCCTCCCAATCCTCCCAACCCTCCCATTAATTAAAGAAACCATTGATTACCAAGGGTTTTATGAACGGGAGGATTTTTAAAAGCAAAATCAATCCTCCCAACCCTCCCAAAGTTTCATGTTCCGGATCGGAACAAGAAAAACGGTTCTCGGCAGGAACCGTTTCGTGACGTGAGACCGGCGGAAGCCGGACGGCCAGCAAATCGAGGGGAAATCGAGATGTTGGAGCTATTGAATGAAACCGCTGTCGGATGCGTTCTCGCCGGAAGTCGTGGCGGAACTGTCTAGGCCTTACGAGCCGCGTGATCCACGGAATGCTGAAATCGTCAAAGGCAAATCGCCAAGGTGGTACGTGGTCGAGGTTTACGCCTCCGAACAAACTTCCGTTGCTGAGGAACTCGCCGGCCATCGCTTCGGGATCTACATTCCCGAGGTCGACGAAACCATCGTCAAGCGCGGTCGCAAGATCGGCCGCCGCGCGCCGATGTTTTCGGGCTATCTGTTCGTGTTTATGTGGCCTAGCGATCAGCATTGGCGATGGTTGGCGGATACGCCGGGCGTCGTCACGATCGTAGGCTCGTTGAGCGATGATGAAATCGATATCGTGCGAAAGGTCGAAAACCGCGAACGGCCGATTTACATCGAAATCCCGCCTGCTGATCCCGAGCCTGTGCAGCGCAGGTCGAAAAAGAAACGTCGCTGGAAAAACCGCAAATCGGCTAAAGCCGCCAAGCCAAAGCCGATCACGGAAGCCGATCTGCGCAACGAGATCATAACAACCCGTGCATGGTCGGCCTTCGACGATCTGATAGAACTAGACAGTGAAGGGCGGAATCAGACACTACGGAAAGCTCTCGGGCTAGAGGAGTGTGCTTGATGTGGACCGACCATGAAGACCGGCAACTCATCCGGCTATGGCCTACGTCGAGTGCGAGTAAAATCGCTGCGAAGCTTGGCAAAACGCGTAATGCGGTAATAGGCCGGATGCACAGGATCAATCGAACCTATGTGGATCGGCCGAGCAAGTGGAAGCTTCGAAGGAGACAACTTGTCGCGGAAGCGAAAAAACAAAGGCATGAGCGAGAGGTTGCGGCGCTCGCTAAATTCCGAAAGGAATTGGACGGGGGTGTTCAGAGAAACGCTGCGATCAAGCATGCATTTCGCGATGGTGCCCGGCTTGTCGCAATCGGTAATCTGGTGGGCGTGACCAGACAAGCTGTGAGCTTAATCGTGCGGCAGGGTTGAAACCGACTAGAGAATCAGACCTTGATGCGCGCCTTGGGTCTTTCCTAGTACCAGCCGCATCACGGATTGCAGGAACGGAAACCCTCGAAGCGAAAAGCGCGCTTCATCAATCCGGCAATGTGCCCAAAGCTCTTGCAACGCCCGAGCCATCACGCCGTCCGCAGTTCACCCTGCGGGCGGCGTTTTCATGTCGCATAGGGTGTGCGGTATTGCCTCGGCATTATCGCTGCCCTCCTTGGGCGTTTCCTCCCTTTGACTGGCTCGCCTATGGCGACATGGGCGAGCCGATCTATCCGGAAAGTGGTCGATGGGCTGCAAATGTGCCGAGCGACGGGCTGCGCTGCGACGCGCGGTCGAGGCCGGCAAATCCGGTGATGTGCGCGATATCGGCCGTGAGCTGTCGCTGGTCGGCCGCACCTTTCGCGAGGACGTGCGAAGTGGCGCGCTGGCCCGCGCGGCCGTGGCGCGGCTCGCAACATTTCGGAAGCGGTGATGGCGAGCGAACTCAAGGTCAGCATCGACACAAGCGGCTTCAAGAAAATGGCCGTGCAATTCGAGCAAGCCGGTCGCAACATCAAACCGGCGCTGCGGCGGGCGATCAACCATACAGGCGACAAGGCGCGCACCCAGATCAGCCGCGTGCTGGTGAAGCAGACCGGGCTCAAATACAGCAAGGTGCGCCAGGCGCTGCGGACCATGCCGGCCAGCACGGCGTCGCTGGTCTATCGCATCATTGCGCGGGGCGGCTACACGTCGCTCAAGGAGTTCGGTGCCCGTCAGACTAGGAAGGGCGTCAGTGCTTCTCCTTGGGGGAAACGACGCCTTTTCCTGCATGCCTTCATCGCCCCGTCCCTCGGTGGCCATGTGTTCATCCGTAAGGGCAAAGGGCACGGGCCTATCCATAAGCTGTGGGGGCCAGCGCTCCCCGCCGAAATGGTCAAGGCCGAAAGCAAAGCTGCTTTCGAACGAACCGTTGCGACCGAACTGCCAGCTCGGCTGATGGTCGAGGTGAACGCCATCCTCGGTGGTCGCGCGCCCGGCGGCTGAGCTGGGTGTCCAAAAGGAGGGCCGCGGGTCCTCCGCTGGGCCCCCTCCCACTGCGACCGCGCGGCTCCCGAGATCTCGGCAGACACAGCGGGTTTTTGCTGCCTAAACGACGGGTTGCGGCGGCCTAAACCCTAAACAACGGGCCTAAATTCGAGAAACACGATGGAATCCGCGGCCGCAGTGGCGGCAACGCCCGATCCCGACGTCATTCCCAAAAGCGTCTTCGCCCTGCGCCGGAATGTCTCGAAGGGCCGCGTTTCACAGTGGATTTCGGAAGGAAAGATCTCCGGCGCGGCGCTGGTGGGTGAGGGGCGCACCGCGCTGATCCGGGAGAGCGTCGCGGTCGCGCAGCTCAACCAGAAACTCGACATCGTCCAGCGCACCGGCAATGGGCTGATGACCAGGCTCGATCTGCCGGCGCCAGCACCTACGGCCACTGAGCCGATCGCGCCGCCGCCGCCGATCCCGCCGCCAGCTGCGGGATCCACCGAGCCGGCGCGCGATCCGATCGAGGAACAGATCAAGCGCGAGCGCCTGGAGCAGCTGCGTCGCCAGAACCGAAAGAATTCCGAGGAGGAGGCGACACGCGCCGGCCTCCTGGTCAACGCTGAAATCTCTCAGCAGCAGTTTGGAAAGATCGCCGTGCAGCTCGTGACCATCTTCGAAGGTTCGTTGTCGAGTTTTGCCGCTTCGATCTCTGCGCGTTTCCAGGTGCCGCAGCGTGACGTGCTGCATTTGTTGAGAAGTGATTTTCGAAAAGTCCGCGGCGACGCTTCCGCCGCCGTCCGCCGCGTCGCCACGGCAATGCCCGAGACCGTCGAGCAAGAGCTCGCCGCCGATTCATCCGACGAGTCCGACGCCGCCGCATGATCCAGATTTCAAACGCCGAACGCCTGGCGATGGAAGCGACCGCGCTCGCCATCGAGCCGCCGCCGCCGGTCGATTTCATCGCCTGGGCGGAAGCCAATATCGTCTTCACCGATCGGGAGTCGCCGTTTCCCGGCCCCTACAACCGGACGCTGTTTCCGTATTTCGACGAAGTGTTCCGCGCGCTCGGTCCCGATGACCCGTGCCGCACGGTGACGGTGCTCGGATCCGCCCAGGTAGGCAAGACCGTCGTCGGCAACGTCTTCACCGCAGGCTCGCTGGCGCTCGACCCTTGCGATTTCTTGTACACGCATCCGACCGAGGACAACGCGCGGCGCTGGTCGAAGCTGAAGCTGGCGCCGATGCTGCGCGGCACAGTGGCGCTGGCGAAAATCTTTCCGCAGAAGTCGCGCGACGGCTCCGACGCCATCCTGATGAAGGAACACATCAGCGGGCTCGGCTGCATCCTGATCTCGGGCGCCAATTCGCCGTCGTCGCTGTCGCAGGTCTCGATGCGTCGCCAGGCGCAGGACGATCTCTCCAAGTGGGAGATGAATTCCGCCGGCGATCCGGAAGCGCAGGCCGATAGCCGCTCGCGCGCTCATGAGTTTGCGAAAATTTTGAAGCTCGGCACGCCGCTGGTGATGCCGGGCTGCCGCATCACCCGCGCTTATGAATTGGGCTCGCAGGAAAAGCCCTATGTTCCCTGTCCACACTGCGATGAATTTCAGGTGCTGGAATGGGAGAACATGCTTTCCGGGCTCGACCTCGACCATCCGGAGCTGGCCCACTTTACCTGCACGGCGTGCGGCTGCGAGATTGAGGAACACCATCGGCCGGCGATGCTGGCGCGATTGGAATGGCGCGCCAGCAACGAGAATGCGAGACGCCAGCACCGCTCGTTCTGGATCTGGTCGGCTTATTCGTACCTGCAGAGTTTTGAGCGGATCGCGCGCGAATGGCTGAAGGCCTCGGGCGACGCCGCCTCCGAGCAGACCTTTTCGAACGACACCGCCGGGCGCGCCTATCGCACCAAGGGCGAGTCGCCGCCATGGGAGTCCTTGCGCGATCGCGCGGCCCAATCGGATTATGCGCGCGGCACGCTGCCGCCAGGCGCACTGGTGATCTTTCTCGGCATCGACTGCCAGCTCGACCGCGTCGAATGGCAGGCCGTTGCCTTCGGCAGGGAGCGCCGGCGTTTCATAGTCGATTACGGCGTCATCCCCGGCCACATCTCGGAGCCGGTCTGCCAGGATCGGCTCGACGCGATGCAGAAGCAGACCTGGCTGAACGCGTTCGGCCACCGCATCGGCATCGAGATGACCGCGATCGACGGCAATGCCTGGACCGAGGAAGTCTGGAGCTTCGCCAAACGCCATCCGGCATCGAAGCTGATCATGGTGCGCGGCCGGGGCGAGGACTCGGCACCGTTGCTCGCCAAGGTCAAGAAGGAGCGCAACGAAAAGTCCGGCAAGCTGCTGCGCTATTCGAGTCGCTTTTTCAACTTCGGCACCTCCGTGCTGAAGATGGCGCTCTACCGCAACGTCGCCAAGCCGGATCCGCTGGCCCGCGGCTATGTCGCGTTTCCCCGCGGCCTCGACGATGAATATTTCCGGCAGTTCACCGCCGAGCGCCGCACGCCGGAAAAGAACCGCCAGGGCTTTGTGGTCTATCGCTGGACCAAGGACCCGTCGCAGGCCAACGAGGCGCTCGACACCCATCTGCAGGCCGAAGCGGCCGCGATCAAATGGGGCGTGCGCGGTTTGCCCGATGAAATCTGGAGCCGGCTCGAGGCCGAGCGCGAAGTCCAGAAGGCCGCGCCCCAGGGCGACCTCGAGGACCTGCTCCGCGCGCCGGCGCCGACTCCTGCGCCTGCGCCCGTGACTACGTCGGCACCGCCGGCAACGCCCGCGCCGGCGCGCCTGGCGCGCCGCGTGTCGCGCTCCGGCTACATGGATTGAGCATGCCCGATCTCGACATCCTGTATCGCCGCCGTGAAGCGCTCAAGCGCGCGATCGGCACCGGCGCCCATGCCGTCAGCGTCGGCGACTATCATCACACATTCCGTTCGGTCGCGGAAATCCAGGCGGCGATCAAGGACGTCGATACCGACATCGCCGATCTGCAGGGCACCAAGATCACGCGCACCTACAACCTCACCAGCCATAAGGGGCTGTGAATGGCGCGAGGCCTGGATGCGTCCTGGGGCAATCTGAAGCCGCGCGCGACGTTGAGCGACCGCATCGGCCGCGCCGCCACGGCTGCGATCAAGTCGGGCTATTCCGGCATGCGCGCCATGCTCGGCGGCGAGTTCGGCAGCGTCGCCGATGGCGTCGGACTCGAGGCCGGCCGCATGGGCCGGCGGTTGCGGGGATGGCTGCCGACTCGAGTCCATATCAACAGCCTGATCTCGCAATCCGGCGAGACCACGCTTGCGCGGGCGAGATTTCTGGCCCGCAACAACGCCTATGCGACGTCGGCGGTCGAATGCTTTGCGTCGAGTCTGGTGGGCCCCGGCATTCTGCTCAACTGGAAATCGCCGATCGCCGACAGCGATGCGGCGGCCAAGCAGAAGAAAGACGTCCAGGATCTCTGGAACCGCTTCGTCGCGGAAGCGGATGCCGATGCTGTTGGCGATTTCTACGGCATGCAGCGCCGTGTTGCCGCCGAGTTGTTCGTCGCCGGCGAAGTGTTCGTGCGCCGGCGCCCGCGGCGGCTGACGGACCACCTGGCGGTGCCGCTGCAGCTGCAGCTGCTGCCGGCGGAGATGCTGCCGATCTGGCTGACCATGCCGCTCGACAACGGCAATGTCATTCGCCAGGGCATTGAATTCGACAAGCGCGGCCGCCGTATCGCCTATCATTTCTGGAAGGCCCATCCGGGCGATCAGACGGTGATTCCGAAATGGGGTGAGCGGGTAAGGATTCCGGCTTCCGAGATCCTGCACGTGTTCGCGCCGATGGAAGCCGGCCAGATACGCGGCCTGTCGCGATTGACGCCGGCGATCATCTCGCTGTGGATGCTCGACCTCTATGACGACGCCGAGCTCGACCGCAAGAAAACCGCGGCGCTGTTTTCGCTATTCATCAAGCGCGCCGATCCCGATGGTGAGTTCTTCGCCCAGGAGCAACAGCGTCTGAAGGATGCGGGCCCGGGCTCCGGCGATTCCGCGGTCGCTGACGTGAAGCTCGAGCCTGGCTCCGCGCAGGTCTTGATGCCGGGCGAGGAAATTCAGGTGGCGGCGCCGGCGGATTCCGGCGCGTCTTATGAGCCGTTCATGTATCGGACGCTGACGCGGATCTGCGCGGCGCTCGGGCTGCCTTATTCCGGCGTCACCGGCGACAAGCAGAAGGCGAATTATTCCAACGAGCGCTCGGCCCAGATCGACGCGCGGCGGCGTTTCGAGGCACTGCAGGACATGTGCATGATCTTCCAGTTCTGCCGGCCGGTTGTGTATTGGTTTCTCGCCGCGGCTCACATCGGCGGCGCCCTTGAGCTTGAAGGTTACGCCGAGGATCCGACGCCCTGGCAGAATGTCGAGCACATTCCGCCGAAGTGGATGTGGGTCGATCCGCTGAAGGATATCCAGGCGGAAGTGATCTCGGTCAACTCAGGCTTCAAGGCGCGCAGCATGGTGGTCGAGGAGATGGGCCGCGATCCCGTCGAGACCGACCGGCGCATCAAGGAAGACAAGGATCGCGCCGACGGGCTCGGCCTGGTGTTCGCCGGTACCGATTCAGTGAAGGCCGAGATCGCCGAAGATCCATCGCAGGACGATTCCGGAAAACCGCCGCCGGCCGAGAAGGGCCCGAAGCCGCAACCGCCGCACGTCAACCCTCAATAGGCCAGAATGTCCGCGTCGCTTCCCCATGTTGCCGATCGGCTGTTCGGCCGTCCGCATGCGATCGAGCCGGTCGCGCTGCAGGCGATCGTCGAAGGGCCGGCCGGGCGTCGCATCCTCGCCGGCGAGCCGATCGAGGCCAAGGGCGGCAAGAAGGGCAAGACCTCGCGCGACTTCCGCCGCGATCGCCTTCTGGCGCTCGCCGGCGCCGAGACCATCGCGAGCCGCGACGGTCTCGTGCAATACGCGTTGACGGATGGGGGCGTCGCGATCCTTCCCGTCGCCGGCGTGCTGACGCAAAAATTCGACTGGCTCGCCGCGTTGTGCGGCTGGACCACCTACGATGCGATCAAGGCGACGCTTGCGGCTACCATCGAGGATTATCGGGTGAGGGCGATCCTGCTCGATGTCGATAGTCCCGGCGGCGAGGCCTCCGGCATGCTCGACATTGCCGACGCCATCCTGGCGGCGCGGCAGGAAAAGCCGATATGGGCTGTGGCGAATCCGTGTGCGGCCTCGGCGGCTTATGGCATCGCGGGCAGCGCGTCGCGCCTGGTGCTGCCGCGACTGGCGCAGGTCGGCTCAATCGGCTGCGTTATCGTTCACGTCGATCAGTCGGCGGCCGACAAATCGCAGGGCCTGAAATACTCCGCCGTCTATGCCGGCACCCACAAGATCGACGGCTGGGGCCATGCGCCGCTGTCGGAAAGCGCCCGCGCGTCAGCCCAGCGCGATGTCGACCATGTGCGCGAGGCCTTTGCTGCGCTGGTCAGTCGCCAGGGCCGGATGTCGAAGGCCGCGGCGATCGATACCGAGGCCGCGATGTTCACCGACGATGCCGCGGTCGCGGCTGGCCTCGCTGACGAGGTGATGACGTTCGATCAGGCGCTGTCGGCGCTTTCCGATTTTGTAAACCCAACATCGAAGGGAAACAGCATGAACACCGAGAAACTGAATTCGTCCACGTCGCTGCCGGCGCCCGCGGCAAAAGTCGATCCGGCCGCACCGGCTGCCGGCGCGGCTGCGGCTGCTGCAGCCGTTCCCGCCAAGACCATGTCGGCGCCGGGACCGGGCGAGAAATGCGAGCTGTGCGGTCATACCCGCGCCGAGGCCGACGACCAGGAAGAGTATGTGGCAAAGACGCCGGGAGCAAAGGCGCCCCAGGCCGCCGCGACGGCCTATTCGGTCGAAGACGCGACCGAGACTGCGCAACTCTGCCAAATCGCGAAGGCGCCGCAGCTCGCCTCCGGATTCATCGGGGCCAAGACGCCGATCGCAAAAGTGCGCGCCACCCTGGCCCAGCGTGCCGCCGATGCCGCCGACACCGATGCGATCGATCCCACGCCAAAGCCCGACGGCTCGGCCGAGGCGAAGGTCTCCGCCGAATGGGACGACGTCGTCGGCAAGATCAACGCCGAGCAGACCAGAAACACCCGGCGCTGACGGCGCGGGCGCAAGCCCGTCGCCACCGCGCCGTTCACGACCTTCCTTCAACCCCTCGCACCTCTTGCCCATGATTGGAGCCTGACATGACGACGAACTCTGGCATTGTCCTCACCGAAAACCGTCACGCCGGCGGCTTCATGGTTTCCGAGGCGCCTGGCCGCTATTCGCGCCAGGCGATCCTGATCGCGGCGAACCAGAATTTGATTGCCGGCCAGATTCTCGGCATGGCGACCAAGGGCGACGGCAGCTTCGCGGCGGGTGCTGCGGCGGCAGCGTCCGGCAATACCGGCAACGGCACGGTTTCCACGCCGGCCGTCGAGGTCGGCGTCCAGGCCGGCAGCTATCGCATCGTGGCGATCTCGGCAACCGAGTTCGAGGTGTTCGATCCCCTCGGCAATCTCGTCGCCATCGCGAAGACGGCCACGGCCTTCGCCAGTCAGATCGGTTTCACCATCACAGCTGGCGGGACCGCTTTTGTCGCAGGCGACTCGTTCACCATCGCGGTCACTGAAACCGATCCCTCGGATGCTGGCGAGTTCGTTGCGCTCGGCGTATCGTCGGCGGTCACCACCGCGGCGACCGCCTCCGGCAGCGCCGTGCTGACTTTCGCGGGCGGCATTCCGTCGCTGAATGCACCCGGCAATGTGAGCGTGCCCGCGATCATCCCCGGTATGGTGGTCGCCGACTTGACGACCTCCGGCGTCATTCCCGCCGGCACCACGGTGCTGTCGGTCAACACCGCGAACAACACGGTAACGATGTCGGCGAACGCTGCCGCCGGCGGCGTCGTGTCTGGTGACACCATCACCTTCACCGCGAACGACGGTTCGCAGAATCCGGCCGCGATCAACTGGGCCAATGTCAACACCGTCACGTCGGGTGCGACCACGACCGCGACCGCGATCGTGCGCGAGGCGGAAGTCCGCGGCGTCGATATCACCTATCCGGCCGGCGCCAGCGCCGCCCAGATCGCGGCCATCAACGCCGCGCTGCTCGCCCCCCCGCTCGGCATCGTTATTCGCTAGGCGCAAACGTCTTCGTTTGTCGCCGGCGCGTCCTGCTCTCGCGTTTCGTCGTCCCATCCACTCCCCGCGAAGGCGGGGAAACAACCCCCGCCTTTTCAGGAGAACCACCATGCTCACCATGGACGCCTTCCGCGCGGATGCTTTCGCCGCGGTCTCACTCACTGCCGCCGTCGACAAGATGGCGTTCACGCCGAGCCTGCTCGGCACCATTCCCGGCCTGTTCACAAAGCGTCCGGTCCGCACCACCGCGGTGTGGATCGAAGAACGCTCCAACGGTCCCGCGCTGATCCTGACGCAGCCGCGCTCCGCGCCGCCGAAACAGCGGGGCGTTGATATTCGCGACGCGCGTTCCTTCATCGCCAAGGCGCTCGGCGAAGGCTCGCGCGTCATGGCCGACGAATTGCAGGGCATTCGCGCCTTCGGTTCCGAGACCGAGATGAAGCAGCTGATGACGGAAGTCGCGCGGCGCCAGTTCCTGATCGGCAAGGATTTCGAACTGACCAAGGAAAACTGGCGGCTGACCTGCCTGCAGGGTGCGCTGCTCGATGCCGACGGTTCCGTCATCTACAACTGGAACAATGAATTTAACCAGCCGCAGTCCGCGGAAGTGAACTGGGACCTGCAGAACGTCTCGCCGGCATCCGGCATCATCCGCGAGATGTGCAACCAGACCATCCGCCACGTCAAGCGCAAGCTGCTCGGCGTCGGCGGCGACAACGTCAAGATCGGCGCGCTCTGCGGCGATGAATTCTTCGACGCCTTCACCGCCCATTCCGAAGTGCGGCAGACCTTCCTGAACTGGTCGGCGGCTGCTGAGCTGCGCGACGCCAATGCGTTCACCGCCTTCAACTTCGGCGGCATCAACTGGATCAACTATCGCTCGACCGACGATGCCGATCCTGTGCCGCCCGTCGGCGCCAATGCGGGCTCGACCACCAGCCCGACGCCCGTCGTCGGCGTGCCGACCACGCGGGCAAAGTTCTTCCCGATCAATGCCGGCATCTTCCAGGAGGCCTATGCCCCGGCGCCGCGGTTCGAATTCGTCAACACGCCGGGCCTCGACGCTTATTCGTGGATCGTGATGGATGAGCAGCGCGACATGTGGGCCGACGTCGAGGTGTTCAGCTATCCGCTGTTCGTTTGCACGATGCCGGGCGCGTTGCTCTCCGGCAAGCGCGCCTCGACCGATTGATTCCGCAAGAGATCGTGCCCCTCTCCCGCTGGCGGGAGAGGGCTTTGGTGGCAGGAAGAAAAAATGTCGAAGCCGGAAACGAGCAATCGCGCACCGCGGCGGCCGTCGCTGTGCCGGGACGTGCTGTATCGCACCAGTCATGGCGACGAACAATGGAACGGCAGTTCCGAGCACGCCGCGAAGATCACCGGCGTGGTATCGGGCGATGTCGTCAACCTGATCGTGTTTCCGAACGGTGGCATGCCGGTGCCGCGGTTGAATGTGTCGCGGCAAGGCACCGGCAAGACGCCGAAAGGATTTCCATCCTGCAGCTGGGCTTGGCCGGTCGTTTCATGAGCGATTTCGGCGCGAGCCTGTTTGAGGAAAGCTTCGCGGTGGCCTCGGAGGGCATCGACGACGTGTTCGGCGAAGCCTGGCAATACCTGCCGATGGCGACGCCGGACGTCAATAGCCGCGCTGTCGCGGATACGATCCGCGCCATCGTTCCCTGTTTCATCGCCGTCTACCAGGGAGCCTACGCCCGCGCCTTCTCGGCCGAAACGCGCAAGCAGGGACTGAAGCCGGAACATCCCGGCCATGCTTCCAATCGCCCGGTCTGCGATCTCGCGCTGTGTCGATTGCCCTATCTGCCGAAGAACGGTGACCATGTGGTCAGGCTGAAGACCGGCGACGTTTTCAAAATCGCGGAGCCGCGCCCCAATGGGGTAGGGCGTGCGGCGCTCGATCTCAACCTACTGACACCCGGAACGCCGGCGGCAGGAAACTGACGATGCGCTACGCTCTCAAAGGCGAAATGGTCTTTTGCGAAAAGGGCCACGAGATCGGCCGCATCACGCGCGATCTCGACGTCGGCGATCCGGCTCCCGGCGACGCGGTCGAGGGATTCAAACTGGCAGATGGGGATGCGTGGCCGCGCTGCAAATGCGGCGCGTGGTTCACGGCCATCCAGGGACCGAGGGGCAGCGGCTTCATTTTCGCGGAAGGCATGCACGGCGAGCCGCCGGACATGCCGGCGGAAAGTTTGAACTGACATGGGTCTCTATCGAACAGCCCTTCGCCTGGCCACGCTGGAAGCACTGCGGCCGACCGCGCAGCTGACGGCGCAGACGCCGGTGTGGCCGACGCTCGCGGCCGATTGGGTGTTCGACAGCCGCATCGATCCTTTGGAGGATGATCTGATCCGCCAGGGCAAGCCGCGCGCGGCGATCGCGGTCTATACCGACGGCGATCTCGGTTATGGATCACAGCATCGCGGCGGGCCGCCGTTCCGGCGTGTCGTCGATTTGTGTTTCGACATCTCGCAGATCGCCTGGCAGCCGGCAGAGGGTGAGCCCGGTCAATATGTAGCGGGCATTCCGCTGACCGACGCCGAGCTCGAGGCCGAGCTCGACCGTATCGAGTCCGAGATCGGGTTTGCGTTGCTCTATGCGCCGGTCGGCAAGATCTGGCGCCATCTCACCGGCAACATGGTGACGGATCCGCGCACCACGCCGCATCGCGACTCGGAAGAAGGCGCGCGGCTCGCCTGGCGCAGCATGGTGTGGAAGGTGCAGGTGCCGGACGACGCCTTCGATGCGCTGCCGCTGAAGAATCCGGTCGGCCTCAATCGATTGCCGCAGCCGCTGCGCGGCGTCGCCGAGCAGCTGATCGATACATCCTATGGCGTTGCGATTGCGCAGGCGCTGGGTCTCACCATGCCGACCATGCCGATCGCCGTGCCGCTGAAGACCGTGACGATCGGCCAGGAGATCGTGCCGCCAGGCCAGCAGCGCACCGGCACGCCGAATGTTTCAGGCTCGGCCACTCTCGACGGCGTTCCGGTGCCGCCGGCGGCGGGCCAACTCGATTTCTCAGATGAGGGCAACTCTTCCCTCATTCCTCCAACTTAACGGAGTTTTCCGATGAACGTTTTCGTCAAGCCATGCCTGATCGACGACAAGCCCGCTTTGGTGCGTGATCCCAATAATGGGAAGCCGCTGCTGGCGACCGGCGAGTGGAAATCGAAAACGCAGTTCTGGGTCCGCCGCATCGTGCAGGGCGATGTCATTGACGAGACTGCGGCCCAGCTCGAGCGGCAGAAGAATCCGCCGGCCGCGGCGAAAGAGATGCCGATGACAGCGTCTGTGAAGGAGCGGCCGCTGCCGGAGGTGGCGCTCCAGTCCGGCGAAGTGGCTGACAACGCCGCAAAGCCGCTTCTGGTTGGCAAGGCGCCGGCGCGATGAGTCCGCATGTCGTCATCGTGGGTGCGGACAAGGGCGGGGTCGGCAAGACCACGATCTCCCGCACCCTGGTGGATTATTATGAGGGCCACGGCATCAGCGTTCGCGCGCGCGATACCGAGCACCCGCAAGGTGTGCTGCATCGCTTCCATCCCGACAAGACCAGGATCGTCAATCTGGAGGAGAGCGACGACCAGGTCGAGGTGTTCGACAACCTGCGCGATGCACAAGTGACGCTGATCGATATCCGCGCCGGGCTTCTCTCCAAGACGCTGCGCACGCTGTCGGAGATCGGGTTCCTGGACGGTGTCAAGGAAGGTCGCTTGCGCATCTCGGTGGTGCACGTCATCGGGTCGAACAAGGCTTCGTTCGATGAAGTCGAGTCGACCGCCAAACTGGTCGAGGGCGCCAAGCACCATGTGCTGCTCAATTACACCAACGATGCCAAGTTCACCGGCCTGCCTGCCACGGTCAGGGATCCGATCGAAATTCGCCAGCTCAACCAGCTGGCGGCCGTGACGGTCGACCAGGCCGGCATGGGGTTTGCGGCCTTCGAGGCCAACCAAAACCAGTCGGAAGTGCTGCGCGGATATGTCCGCGCCTGGCGCAAGCGCGCGTCGGCTGCCTATGACGCCAAACAACTGAACGCGCTGTAGACGCCACCCTCTTTTTTCTCACCCCGCAACGCATTCCAAGGAGCCACCAGCATGGCCGGTTCACTCTCCGCCGTTCCGTTCAACGAGGTCCCGTCGAATATACTGGTCCCGTTCTTCTGGGGCGAGTTCAATTCCGGCGGCTCGCCGTTCGAGAATTTTCCGCGGCCGCTGCTGATAGGGCAGACGACGAGCCAAGGCAGCGCCGCCGCCGGCAAGCCCTATGGACCGATCATGTCGCACAACGACGCGGTCGCGCAGTTCGGTCCGAACTCGATGCTGGTCGGCATGTACGACAAGGCCGCGGCCGCGGCACCCTTGCAGCCGTTCTGGGCGCTGCCGCTGGCGGATCCGGCAGGCTCGGCCGCATCATGCTCGATCATCTTCTCGGCGCCAGGGATCACGGCGGCGGCCATTCTCGACATCATGGGCCGCGAGGTGACGTTTCAGGTCAATTCGTCGGATACGGGGGCGATGATGTGCGCCAATGCGGTCGCGGCGGTCAACGCGCTGTCGGGCCCCAATGCGCTGCCTGGCCAGAACGTGCCGATCATTGCTTCCGTCGACGGCACCAACTCGGCCAAAATGGATCTGACCTGCGCGCACAAGGGCCTGCTCGGCAACGGGCTGGAGACCATCGTCGACACCAGCACGCCCAACGTGCTCAACACCAGCGCGACCCTCAACGTCACGGCGACGGTTGCGGCTCCAGCGGTGTTTACGGCTGCGGGCGGGCTGCCGTCATTCCTGGCCAACGGCTCGCCGGTGGTGCTGGGCGGCACCACGGCGCCGGCCGGCTTCACGGCCGGCACCACCTATTACGTGGTTTCGATCAACGCCATGACCGGCACCTTCGAGCTTTCCGCCACCGTCAGCGGCTCGGCGATCGCCGCGACCGCCGCCGGCACCGCGGTGACCGCGTCTTCATCGGTTGCATTAGCGACCCCGATGAGCGGCGGCACCGGCACGTCGGATCTCGCGGCTCCGCTGGCTGCCCTCGGTTCGACGCAATATGACTGGATCGCCGGTCCTTACGCTGACATCAGCTCGGTCAACGAGATCAAGGCGTTTCTGAACGATCAGAGCGGCCGCTGGTCGCCGGCTCAGCAGCTGTTCGGCCATTACACCACGGCGGATCTCGGCCAGACGCTGTCGACGCTGGTGACCTTCGGCAACAGCCGCAACGATCAACACGTGACGGTGTTCGGCGGCTTTGGCTCCGGTCCTTCGCCGTCGGCGCCCTGGGAAGTGGCGGCCTCCCTGGTCGGCCAGGAAGTGCTGCACCTCGCTAATCCGCCGGAATTGTCGCGGCCGCTGCAGACACTGGCGCTGCCCGGCATCCTGCCGCCGCGGGATCCGACCACCTGGTGGACGACGACCGAGCGCCAGGCGCTGTATGCCGACGGCATCGCCGCGGGAAAAGTCGCGGTCGACGGCACCTGCCAGATCGACCGCATGGTGACGACCTATCAGCAGACGGCGCAAGGCGTGCCGGATCAGACCTTCCTCGATATCGAGACCATGGCGCAGGGCATGTTTGCGATGCGCTTTCTAAGGACCGCGGTGACCAACGAATGGGGCCGCGCGGCCCTGGCCGGCGAGAATCCGTTCAACCTGCCCAACGTCGCAACCCCGCAGGCGGTCGCCAATACGCTGATCAACGCCTATCAGGATCTCTGCGCGCTCGGCCTGGCGCAGAATCCCCAGCTGTTCGTTCAATATGTCGTGGTGGTGATCAACGCACTCGATCCGGATCGGCTCGATGCGTACATCCCGATCAACGTGGTCGGGCAGCTGCGGGTGTTCGCCGCCAACGTCACCGCGTTCCGCAGCTTCACCTCGCCGGGCGGCGCGCCGCTGGTGCCCTCGGCGCCGGGCTTCAACGGCTAGCGCGCCGTTCGGCCGCGCGAAAACGATCAATCTTCACCTCATTCATTGGGAGCGACTTAAATGCCCGCAGAAGTCTCCGGCCAGTTCGGCGGCCTGATCACCTTCAAGTTCGGCGCGATCGTGATTCCGCCGTCGGACGCCGAGATCACGATCGATCCCGGCACGTTTGAAGTTTCGTCGAAAACCAACCAGGATGGCACCGAATCTTACGAGATGAAGCCGAAGTCGCCGGGCGTCAAGATCAAGTTTCGCAACGTCGGCGACATCGACTGGGCGGCGATCATGCTGCTGATCGGCAACGTCACGGTGACCGAGCTCACCAACGGGCGCACCCATCTGTTCACGCGCACGCGGTTCATTGGCACCGCCGAGGTCAACACCTCGACAGGCGAGGTCGACGGACTGAGCATCCGCGGCGGCACCTATCAGCGGCTGACCAACAGCTAGGCGCGACCGGGCTTGTAGCGTCGTCACTTTTTGCATTGAAGTTAGAGGTCCTATGTCCATCACCATTGATCTAGAGAAGCCGGCCATGGTCCATGGGAGTCCGGCCTCGCGCGTGACGCTGCGCGAGCCCGGATTCGCTGAGATCATGAAGTTCGGCGAACCATATTCGCGCGGCTACGCAACCGACGGCAGCGTGGTCTACTCGGCGGAAAACACCGATGCGATCAGGGGCTACATCGAGGCCCTGGTGCAGGAGCCATTCGACGGGCTGTTGGTGCGGCAGTTCGGTATTCTCGACACCCTCAAGCTGAAAGATGCTGTGCTCGATTTTTTTACCACGGCCCGGTCGAGGCTCTCCCAAGAGGCCGCGATCCGGTCGAAGAAATCCGACGGCACGTCGACATCCTGATCGAACTGCGCTGGGTCGACGCGGTATCGGCGGCGAAATTGTCGCTGTCTGATATTCGCTACTGGATTGGGCGCGGTCTCAAAAATAAGGTTATAAAGTGACATCTCTTGCTGACGATTTGCTTGCGATGATGCCATATACTGATGGCGGCGATCTGACGTCATTGCTGCAGCGTGTGCGAACGTCACTCGGCCTTCCCTGGCAACGCAATCACGTCATGCTTCCGCATCGGAGCATGGGTGCGGTCTATGCCGCCGAGGCCCGGCAAGCGGCGGCGCGGTTCAGTTTTGATCAGAATGTCGTTCAGAGCAGTTTCAACATCATTGAGGACAACGTCTCCTTCGAGATAGCAGGCCGAATAGCAAAGCCGCCCGTTCCATGTGGCTGGTTCGAATGGTCGTTCGAAGGCAAGCGTTTAGGACTGTGGTGGCAATCGCTCGATGCTGGTTTCATGAGCGTTTGCTTCTTTGTCTGCTTTGCGTGCGGTGAGGATCCCATCCTTCTCGCGGCTCTGCCCCACTACCAATTCGGGACGACGGGGCTGAAAATAAGCTTCAGCGATTTGGTCGACGCGGCGTTTGATTCCAAGGAAGATCTCATTGAGGTGATCTCCTCGAACTATCTGCGCTTCTTCATGGCGGCCTGCGCGCTGTTGAATCTGCATCGCGCCGTCGAGATAAAAGGGTATGAGCCGCCGGCGAAACTTCGGAAGGCTCGCCTTCGTCGCGGGCGCCTGCCGCTGCTTTCGTTCAACCGCGTGTCGCTGAAGCTGCCAAAACCAGAACGAAGCCGCGGGCCATCGCGTGTTGGTAATGACAGCCACGGCATTCGCCTGCATCAGGTCATCGGCCATCTGCGCCTGTTGACTGCCGGTCGGGTCGAGCCGGTCTTCGTGTGGGTGGAGGCACATTGGCGCGGCAATGCCGGCAACGGCATCGTGCTGCGCTCCCGCGACATCGAGGCGAGGGCCTGAAATGTCGCGAGAGATTACATCAGTCGCCGCAATCATAGGCGAGGATCGCGGAGCGAGTCGTGTCTTCGATAATGTTGCCAGGAGCGCGAAGAACCTATCGTCGGCGATGAGGTCGCTGCAGGGCATCACGTCGTCTGGCGTCAGTCGCGTCAATCACACCATCGGAACTCTGCAAAAGACTATGCATACGCTGGCGCCTGTAGCGGCGACAGCCGGCGGCGCCGGCGGATTCCATGGCGTCCATTCCTTGATCCACAACACCGTCAAGGCGGCCGCCGAACGGGCGCACGAGGCGGTGCGCATGGATGTGTCCGGCATGTCCGAGAACGAAATCGCCGAGTCCGAAAAGCTCTCCGGCGAATTGTCGCATCGCTACAAGTCGCTCTCGCAGACCACGATCATGCACAGCATGCGCAACATGCGCGCGATCGTCGGCACCTATGAAGAGGCTGCCAAGATCCTCGATCCTGTTTTGAAGCTGCGCGTGGCAGCCCAAGGCGCTCATCCCGAGCACGCCGAGGAGCTCGCCGAGGACTTCGACAAGCTGGTGAAGGGCATGGAGATCAAGGGCGTCACCATGGACCCCGAGAAATTCCGGTCGTATCTGCAGGGCATGGCGAAGGCCATCAACGTGTTCGGCGATACGCTGCGGCCGACCGATTACTATGAGATGTTCAAATACGGCCGGCAGTCTACCCAGAACCTGTCGGAAAAATTCATGCTGGAGACCGCGCCGACGCTGGCGCAGGAACTCGGCGGCTCCTCGGCCGGCAAGGCGATGTCGAGCTTCTATCAGGCGATCGTCGGCGGCCGCATCAAGGAACAGTCGGTCAAGGAAATGGAAAAGCTTGGCCTCATCAACGAGGACAAGGTGGTCCGTACCAAGACCGGCTCAATCAAGGGATTGCTGCCGGGAGGGGTCAAGGGCGCGGACCTCGCGGCGTCCGATCCCTACGCCTGGGTCAATGAGCGGCTGCTGCCGGCGCTGACCAAGCACGGCATTACCAAGCCGGACGAAATCCAGGCGGTGCTTGCCACCATCTTCCAGCAGGGCACTGCGGCGCAGATGGCGGCGATCTTTGCGACCCAACAGGCCCGCATCGAAAAGGATTGGGCCCTTGTGCATGGCGCCAAGGGACTCGAGGCCGCGGATACATTTCAAGCTAAGGATCCGTTCATCGCTTGGGCGGGCGTCAACGAGCAATTCAAGAATCTGTTGGCAATAGCCGGCGGTCCGTTGGCCGAACCTGCTGCCGCAGGCCTCAATGCCATTGCCTCCGCGCTCGTTGCGCTGGAGGATGCGGCGACTAAACATCCGGTTGCCAGTGCCGCGACTCTGGCCGGCGGTACGGCGGCCGCTACCGCCGTTTCTGGGTATCTGGGTTATCGGGGTGTGCGCGGGATCGGCCGCTTGCTGCGCCCTGGCGCGGCCCCGGCGGGAGAGGCCGCATTGGCAGAAGCGGGCCCCTCTCTTCTCGGAACTATTTTGAGCGCAGCAAGCGGCGGCTTGAATGCGGGTCTCGTCGGCGGATTCGAGCTGCTCGATGCAATGAAGCGCGACCACGATCATTCGCTGCGCAGCTATCTGCGATCGACGTTCGGCATCCCCGAAACCGACGAAGACAAGATGGCGCCGGCGCCGTGGGAGACACCTGCGCCTCCGCCGGGAGGCAAGCAGAGCGGCGCATTGCCGTTCGGTGTGTGGCAGCCTGCGAGCGCCTATGCGGCGGGGATACCGCAGCCGGAAGTCAAGGGCTCGGCCGACCTCAATGTCAGCGTCCAGGTCGAACCATCAGACAGTTTCATCAGCCGCATCGTGCAGGCCGTGCGCAACGAGATCAACGTGTTCGGTCCGTCACCTGGGGGTGGGGTCGGCACCGCCGGATCGACCGGGTTGTCGATGCCGGAAGCCGGGCCGCAGCCGTAGCATGGCCATCAATCTGCAGCTCAAGGTCAATGTCGGCTCCGGCTTCAACAGCGCCGTCGCGTCCAATATCCGCAACGGCATCACCGTCGGCGGCCGCAGCGGCACCGCGCGCGGCGCGACCGGGGTGAACAGCCTGGAGGGCGATCTTCCGGATACGTCTTCAGCTATCGCCGCAGGGCCGCGGCTGGCGATGCGCGAGCAGGGCGATCTCCGCGGCGGCGGCGAGGTGGGCCGTCGGCATCATCGCCACCATACGCCCTATAGCGAGCCGACGATGGACGGCGGCGATGGTGCGCGAGCGGATTCGTCCGCTGCCTTGGGTGCACCACTAACCGGCGGCGCTGCTTACCTCTCGGCGCGCCGCGCCCCATTCAGGAAAGAGCTGGATGAGCATCCGGTGACCAAACGATTGCTCGGCGCCATCGTCAGCGCTGAAAATCCCGGAGCCGGCCCTGGTGTTGCCGAGAGCCTGATGAACCGCACCGAGCTGGTGAACGAGGCGCGCGCCAAACGTAGTGAAGCGCCGTTGACGCTGCATGACATGATCGTCGGCCATCCGTCGATTGGCGGCGGGCGGAGCTTCTATGGTCCCATGAGAAATGGCTCGATCAACTCGCATTTCGGCAACGCATCGGCGATGTACGGTCGTATCGATCAGGCGCTGGCCGGCAGCAACGTGGTGAGGGGTTACACCGACCAGGGCAGCGCCGGCGACCCTAACTACTCCCGAGGCGGCATCGGCGTTAACATCAATCGCGAGCGTTTCAACAATTGGGGATTCGCGGGATCGGAAGCCTTTCACGAGCGGCATCAGCGTGAATATGCAGCGGCAAATGCTCGCGCGGCGGAAGAAAGGATCAAGGCGCTTCAAGGTTCTCGCGGCGCGCCGATGGCCGAGCCGGATGTTGCCGCCCAGGGAGGCGGAAACAAAAACACGGGCCACGATCTGCCTGGCATCATTGTTGAAAAGGAACGATGATGGCCACGGCGTGCAACCTCAGATATATTGGTTCGATGCAAATAATTTCCCGGAAAGATGCTCGGACCAAGGGCCTCAAGCAGTATTTTACGGGGCAAGCCTGCAAGCATGGTCATGTCGCGCCGCGGCTCGTTTCCACGTTCACCTGCATCGTCTGTTCCGTTGAACACTCAAAAGCTTGGCAGAAAAACAAGCGGCGGGAAGACCCGGCTTGGCGGGACGCACAGCGCGAGAAGGTTAGGGCATATCAACAACAGCCGTCAGCCAGGGTTGCGCGCAACACGCGACAAAGGGAGCGGCTCGCCACTGATCCGGAATTTCGGGCGGCCTATTACGCGGCAAAAAGGAAGCGTAGATCGAGGCCCGAATACGCCGCGGTTGAACGCGCGAAAAATCTCGCTCGATTCATAAAAAAATACCGGAACGATCCGGATTTTCGTCGTGAGGCGGATCGCAAGAGCCGGGAGCGGCAGGCGAGGCCCGAGGTGCGAAAGGCCTTGAGCGAACGAAACAGAGTGCGTTATGCAACGGATGAAACCTATCGGACAGAGCGCTTGGAATATCAAAGACTCCGACGAAGCTCTCCATCTGTAAAAAAGCAACGGCTCGATGAGCATCGGAGACGTATGTCGACCCGGAGGGGCAGGGAAGTTGCGCGGTCGGCCGGCCGAAACTATCGGGCGCGGAGCAAAGCCGCCGAGGGTTTCCATACCGCCGATGACATCGAAGCAATTCTCGTGCGGCAAAACTTCCGCTGCAACTACTGCAGCACCGACATTAGCGGCCAGAACCGCCATATCGATCATATAAAGCCGCTAGCCAAAGGCGGTTCAAATTGGCCTAACAACCTTCAAGGGCTCTGCGCTCCCTGTAATTTTCGGAAGCGTGATACCGACGCTGAAGAATTCGAAAAGCGAGTGGGTGCGCCATCATGCCAGCAGTGAGGAACTGGTCTCAAACATTATGGAGCGCAAGTTTTAAAGGCTTCCCGTTCTTTTTCGAGAGCAACGAGCTGGAAGGCGGGCCCGACATCGTCGTGCACGAATTTCCGGGATCGGATCAGAACTTCAACGAGGATATGGGACTGTCGGCGCGGTATTATTCCGGCACCGCGTACCTCACCGGCGACACCGCCGACGCCCAGGCGAATGCCTTCGTGGCCGTGCTGGAATCGCACGGTCCAGGACTGCTGGTGCTGCCGACCGATGGCCCGGTGCTGGTGCGGGCGATGAAGCCCTTCAAGCGGACTTTCGAAAAAGACCGCATGGGCCGCATCGGGTTCGATCTCAAGTTCGTCAAAGAGGGTGCACCGACGCCGCTGGTCTCGGCGCCGTTTCTGGCGCAGCAGGCGGTCACCGCGGCGCAGGCGCTCGCCGCCGCGATCGTCAGCGTCTCGCCCCGGCTGTTCACGATCGCCGACCAGCCGGAATATGTCGCGGCCGCCGCCGCCAACGAAGTGCAGGCCGGCATTGCGACCGTCGACGTGGTGCGCACGTCGAATGCGGTCGCGGTTGCGACCTCGCAAACTGTCGCCGCACAAGACCAGGCGATCGCGCTGGCCGCGCCGTTGCTGCTCGATCCGGCAGGGCCGAACACTTCGGATGTGGCGAACCTCGCCGCCAGCATGGGCACGCCTGCGCCGACCACGCCGAATCCGACCCTGCCGGTCAATGCCGGCATCACAGCGCTGGCCTCGGCTGTTGTCTCGACGGTCGGCACGCTCGCGGCCGGCATGTCGCCGCCGGTGGCGCGCGATGCGATGGCCTCGATCGTCGATGTGTTCGGACCGCCGCTGGCAGCGACGAAGGCCGGAATCGCGGCGGCACTTTCGGAGAATGCGGCCAATGCCGCGCAGAACGTGCTCGGCGCGCAGCAGCTGGTGCGGCTTGCCGCGCTGACCGCATGGGCGACGGCGCTCTTGAACATCACCTATACCGACCGGCCGAGCGGCGTCTCGGCGCGCGCGGAAGCCTCCGAGCGTTTCGAGATCGAACTCAACAACTGCCCGGGTGCAGCGTTCGCCGGGCTTTACCTCGCGATCGAGGCGCTGCAGGGCAGCGTGGTGCAGTTCCTGACGCAACTGATCGCCAATCTGGCGCCGATCGTCACCGTCGAGGCGAGGGCATCGCTGCCGGCATTGGTATGGGCGTGGCGGCTCTATCAGGACGCGACGCGTGCGGTCGATCTGACGCTGCGCAACAATGTGCGGCATCCGTCATTCATGCCGCGCGAATTCCTGGCTCTGGCGCCGGGCTTCGCCGCGCCGGGCCTGCCGACCGCATGGCCGGCGCCACCGTTGTAAAAGAGTCGCGGCTGCATGACGTATCGCCCCAATCAACGAAACCTTCCGGAACCATGGGCGACAATTGCTGTCCTCCTTGTTGCAGCCTCTATGTTTCTGATCGCGTGGACGTTCATTCATGGGACCTGAATCCGTCACCGTCTCGGCCGGCGGCATGACATGGTCGGCGTTC